TTTCGTTCATGTGCACTTTTTTGGTGACCAGATGGAATATGGAGGTAATGATTTTCCATTAGGTATGGCTTTGAAGGAAGCATATATACAAATGAAACAGAGTAAAGCGACTACAGTGAAAGTGAAGAACTGGAAAGATACTTGGAATTATTTACAAAAAAATGGAGATTAGATAATGAAGGCAACAAACTCTTTCAATATGAAGAAAGAAACTAAACGCATGCTCGCTAACTGTGATACAGGTAGACGTAGTTTGGTTAAGAATATGATGATTGCTGCACAACTTGCTTTTGAGAAAGCTAAGCGTGAAACAGCTAAACAATCTAGAAATAATAATAGTGGTGATGAATAATGGAAACTAATGAGTTATCGGTGAATGCAAAAGGTGGTACGGAGTTGATGTTGGAATCGTTACATAATAACATTCCAAAAGACCTACTAGACCACTTCCAAATCATTCCATCAAGAGTAAGAGAGATTGATGATAGTAAGATTAAGATCTACTGGTTACATGATCTACCTGGTGATCCTGAATCAGAACATCTGAAACAGGGTGGATGGAATCGATTCGATAAACTTGTATTTGTCTCTAACTGGCAGATGCAAGCCTACCAAAAGCATTATGGCCTACCTTGGCACAAGTGCGTTGTACTACACAACGCTATTGAACCCATTCCAGCAGTAGAGAAATCAAAAGATAAGATTAAATTTATCTACCATACAACTCCTCATCGTGGGTTGGAGATACTTGTACCAGTGTTTGATCAACTCAGTAAAGAGTTTGATAACATTGAACTAGATGTATACTCTAGCTTCAAGATATATGGTTGGGAGCAGCGTGATGAACCATATAAAGAGCTATTTGACTTCTGTAAACAGCATCCAAAGATTAACTATCATGGCACAGTATCTAATGCAGAGATTAGAAAAGCTCTTCAAGAGGCTCACATCTATGCATATCCTAACATATGGCAAGAGACCTCGTGCATCAGTATGATCGAAGCTATGTCTGCTGGAGTGTTTTGTATTCATCCAAACTACGCAGCTCTTTACGAAACTGCTTCTAATTGGACATGGATGTATCAATGGCAGGATAGTCCTCGTGATCATGCTAAAGTGATCTATGATCTAGCTCGCGATGCTATTCAATTATATAATCACGAGGATATTACAAAGACTCTTGGTGCTCAGAAAGCATACATCGATGCGTTCTATGGATGGCATAATAGAAGAAATCAATGGATAGGATTTCTTGCTTCTCAACTTAAAGAACATAGAAGAATTGACTACGAACTAAAATGATAATCGTTGACTTCAATCAGGTTTGCATATCAAATCTGATGGCGCAAGTGGGTAACCACACTGACCTAGTTGTAGAAGAGGATCTTGTTAGACATATGATCCTTAACTCTCTTCGTCTATATAAACAAAAGTTTGGAAGAGTGTATGGTCAGATGGTAATAGCTTGTGACGATAAGAACTATTGGCGCAAACAAATCTTTCCATACTACAAAGCTGGACGTAAGAAAAGTAGAGAAGAAAGTGATATTGATTGGGCTGGTATGTTTGAAGTGTTGAACAAGATTAGACAAGAGGTTAAAGAAAATCTACCCTATACAGTTATTCAGGTGGAGAACTGTGAAGCTGATGATATCATTGCCACTCTGTGTGCCTTTGTTCCAGAAGATATCATAATCCTATCAGCTGATAAAGACTTTATTCAACTACATAGGGATAATATCATTCAGTTTGATCCTATTCGTAAAAGAAATGTTCAAGTTGAGAATCCAGCTAGATATCTTAAAGAGTTGGTTATCAGAGGTGACTCTGGTGATGGAGTTCCAAACGCTTTATCACCTGATAATAGCTTTGTAGATGGTATAAAGCAAAAACCGGTTCGTAGTAATAAACTGGAACAGTGGTTAGAGTTGAGCTGGGATCAACTTAGAGAAGTACCTGAACTTAAAGACGGTATAGATAGAAATAAAAAACTGATTGACCTGTTTGAAATTCCTTTAGAAATCAAACACAAGATTGGAGAAGAGTATATGTCTCAAACGAGCACTAAAAAGAAAGTTGACATACTTGGCTATTTACAAAAACACAAACTTAAATCACTGATTGAAAATATTAATGACTTCATATAGGAACTGAAATGAAACTTGGATTAGCTGAAATACTTAAAAAGGCTTCTGAAATAGAGAAGAAGGCTGATAAAGTAGAATGGATTCGTAGGAATGACTCAACAGCTCTTAGAGCTTTGTTGAAGTATGCTTATGATCCTAAAGTAAAGTTCTTACTACCAGAAGGAGCTCCTCCCTACAAACCAAATGATCTACCTGATCTTCAAAGTGTACTGTACAGCGAGCTTCGTAAGATGTATTTGTTTATTGAAGGTGGTAATGATAACTTGAAACCTACGCGTAGAGAATACTTGTTTATCCAACTCCTAGAGAACTTGGATAAAGAGGATGCAGAGCTTGTCGCTGCTGTAAAAGACAAGAAGATACCTTATAAAGGTATTACTAAGAAGTTTGTAGAAGAAATCTATCCTGGACTATTAGAGGGTTAAAATGGGAAAGACGAACAAGCAGTTACGTTCACTTGAAGATAAGCAACACCATGTTGCAAGAGCTATCAAGAAAGAAGTTACTGATCGATCTGTCAGAAATATAGACAGAGCACTTAAAAACAAAAGATATGAACAGTTCTATGATGAACTAGATAATCAAAGGGAAGAGGAGTATCATGATGAAAGATAATTGGTTTTGGCATAGTAGCTTTATGGCATGGGTTGAAGGTGCATTGCTTGATTTAACTAACTGGGTTTGGAATAAACGACATTCCACTCCACCTAAGAAAGCTCAAGCTAAGAAAGATCCAACGTTGGATAGTGACACTAAGGTTAGTACTAGTAAGGAAGATATCATTCCCAATCCAGTTAAGAAGGCTCCAGCAAAGAAAGCTGCTAAGAAAGCTCCTGCCAAGAAATCAAACTGGACAGCTAAGTAATGCCAATTTATAAATTCAGAGATACGGTTAAGGATGAGATATTTGAAGTAACTCTTCGTATCTCTGATTATGAATCCTTTATGGTCAACAATCCTACTGTTGAACGATACTTTGATATAGATGATGTCCCTGCAACAGTTAGTGGTGTAGGTGGTATCAAAACAGATAGTGGTTTTAAAGAAGTCTTATCAAAGATATCAGATGCTCATCCAAACAGTCAACTATCTGAACGACACACAACCAAGTCTATCAAACAATCCCAGACTGATCAAGTCTTTAACAAACACTTCGGCAAATAATTTGAGATCCAAATACTTTGAGCATAAGCTCCTTCCTAAGATTGAAATCCCAAGAAAAGAAATAGATGGTAAACGACACTATGTAACTCCTAATGGTGATGCTTATAGATCTGTTACCACAATCCTTTCAGAGCTTTCTAAAGAAGGAATAGCAAAGTGGAGAGAGAAGGTTGGTGAGGAGCAAGCTAACAAAATATCTGGTAAGGCATCCAGACGAGGAACTAAGCTCCACAATATGATGGAAGACTATGTTGGTAACATAGAAGATTTTGCATTGAACAAAATGCCAACAACAACCGCATTATTCCTGGATTTACAACCAATTGTTGACTTAAATGTTCAAGAAGTGTATGGTATCGAATATCCGTTGTACTCAGATAGATTGAGAGCTGCGGGTACTTCTGATTTGATTTGTTTGTATGATGGTAAACCAACCATACTTGACTATAAGACTGCGAACAAACCTAAACAGGAAAAGTGGATCAATAACTATTTCATTCAGTCTACGGCCTATTCTATAATGGTCAAAGAAAGATATGATATTGATATTGAGCAGATTGTTATTATGATTGCTGTTGATAATGATCAACCGCAAGTTTTTGTGAAAGATCCAAATGACTTCATATCTGAGACTATTCATATTTTTGATACCTATTAACGCATTCGCTCAAATGGATGTTGAGAAGGTTGACCGTAGTAAGAAACAATCCACCATCATAATGGAGGATGTAGTTGTTGAGCGGACAATTATTCGTACAACAAAGCAGAATCCAAAAGAAGAAACAGATAATTACGATAATGACCGTGATTACTTTAAGAA